CTAGTGCTATGTCCACATAGTCTTTTACCATATCTTCTATGCCAGATAGCGCATTGTCAACAGTTGTTTCTATTTCATCGGCATCTGCCTTGTCTTCAATACTACATTCTAGCTCAGATATTCTGTACTCAAAGTCTTCTAAGGCCTCCTTTGCTCCGTCTACATCAAAGTCTAAACCCTTTGCAGCGTTAAGTTTTTCTATCCAGCCCCGCTGTATCTCAATCATGTCCACAGCTCCATCTAATCTCCGCTCTAGGCCAGCAATCCTGTTAGCATCCCGAATCTGTAAGCCTTCAAGCTCATTAGTCTTAGCAAGAATCTTCTCGTCTACATAGCGGTCAAACATTTCAAATAGTTTATTCATTTTAATTTACCCCTTAATAATTTCAAAGATGTATCGGTTTTCTTCGGCTTTGTAAAAAGTATAGCGGCCTTTGCAATGAGCATTTGCAGCAGCAGTAACTCTGCTATATATGTTATCGCCTGTCTTACACTCTACCTCAAACCAGTGTCCACGCTTCATCGGTGCCAGAATATTTCTCCAATCTGAAGCTGGTTGCGTTATTCTTTTTGGTGCTGGTCGAGTAGTAATTACTTTTATGTTTAAAGGTTGTGCAGTTTTCATAGGTTTATCCTCAAAGTATATCGTTAATATTAAAATCAGTAGTAAATATCATTCGTGCCATATCATAATCCCATTCTTCAGGGTAGTCACTTATCTCATGAGCAGCTTTAATACCTGCTAACTCTTCAGGGCTGACCACCGGCTTAGCTTTACAGATAGTTCCTTTGCCTTGAATGCGTTGTCGTAGTATCTGGAATACTGTACAGCCTTGAACCTTAAAGGCTTCGGCAGCTTCCATATACTTCATATCTATTACATCGTGAAGCATGTCATGTTCCCAAGGTTCGCCACAGTGAGGGCAATATAAATCAAACATAATTTTATTCCTTATAGTTAATTTTAAATGGCTTACTGAATAACCGTATCCAGCAAGCAGCACATACATATAAACCTTTTTCTATAATGTCGGCTCTTTTACCGCAGCTACACTTTACCAAGACTATTCTCCTGTCAGATAAGTATAGTGAACTTCGCTAACATGATTAGCGTCTTTCCACTTCGGAGATTTTGTAGCTAGAAAGCTACACCAGCTATTCCAAAGATTTTCTGTGCCATATTCATGGCAAATTTGTATATAATTTCTAATTTTCTTCTTATTTGCTTCAATTCCTTTGACTGTTTTGGGATTTTTAGCAAGTGCAAAGTCTTTTGCGTCCAAGTTATACATTTTTATGTTGTGGCTGTCCATACAACCAACCAAACCAGCTGTTAGCTGACACATAAACCCAGCTTTTGGGACACCTAAGCCATCAACTCTTAAGAATATCTTCATGAGACTCATAGATTTACTAGCATCTGTCTTGCTACTGTTGATTACTGCCATCATTTGGCCATACATCATATGTTTATTGGCTTGCAAGTACTGGTAAGTCTTTTTCTTACCGCCCCAAAGTGACTTGGCACTAGATTTATTGGTGCGAACATCTTTTAATTGTGCTCCGATATTTAGCCAAGGCTGTCGGATGCTTAAAACTGTCATTAAAGTTACATCGGCCATGTTATCGGCTGATTGTTGAGCATAGTTTTGTACCTGAACACCGTGTATATTGTACATAATTGTCACCTGTAATTTGGTTGCTGTCGTTTTGACGTTTTCAATAGTGGCATTTTGTGTTGCTGGCTGTCAACCCCTTTCCCTGAGCATAATGCGGTTGTGAAAGAGTGCATCATGCTCAGGTGTGATAAAATCTAGGGAACTCGGCCTTGTTGAAGCAATAAGTTTTGGTTTAATTTGCAGCTCACGTCTATCAAATCCATTAAAATTCTACGGTCTTTGCCGTCTATCGGCATTGAACATACCCAAAGATACAAATCTTTAAACTCTTTAATGTTTTTAACATTCACTTCAGATAATTTCATAGTATATTCACCTAGTTTTTTTTAGTTTTAAAGTACTTTAAAGGGTTTTAATACCCTAACCACTGTAATACTTCGGTGGCTTTGTAGCTTTCGCGGTCTCCTAAGTCTTTTAAGAACTCAGGGACAGATGAACCGTGGTTTCTGACTTCGATTATAGCTCTTTTTTTGCTTATGACTAAGCCTTTGGCTGACTCATAGTAATCCATGCTAAACACCTCCCTGAAGTACATATATAAATATACTTAGAATATACGCGGCACCTATTAAAAAACTGAAACAAGTCATTTCGATTATAAAGTCTTTCATGCTCTTATCTCCATAGCTTTATTAAGTAATTTAACTTGTTCGCTGTTTAAAAAACAGACACTCATTGGATGCTTTCTTTCGTGCTTATATATTCTATTAGCGTTATCTACCGTGGGATTCAGTTCAAACTTAGCAATTAGCTTTTCCATCATGTTCACCTTATAAATTTTATATAGCCATCCTTGGCCGTTGATAATTCTATTTTATTTGCTCAGGATTGCTAGGATTGCATCGAGCTTGTTGTCAACGTCAGAGACTTTAGTCTCAAGTGCAGTGATCCTAGCATCCATCTTCTTAGCTACGCTATTGACAGCCGGTGTAGATTTTTTAGCAGCAGCAGTAGCCTTCGGCTTAACTTCTTTGATAACCTCAACCTTTGGTTCAACCTTCGCCTTAACTTTCTTGGCAGCCTTTGGCTTTTTCTTTGGCTTTTGCACCAGTTCTAGGAACTGAGCCGGAACAACTTGGTGCTCTCTGAAGTCTGTGACTTCGCCGTGAGTCATATGAGCATCTTGGTCGCCATAGAATTTATTCAGGATAGCGTTGAAGACCTTGGTAAGACCATAGCGCTCCGAAGGAGATGCAGCATGGATATTAGCGAAATGACAAGCTACTCCGTAGACTTGCTTAGCAGTGGCTAGTTTGTTCTGGTCGATGTTTGCAAATGTATTCATGTTATGTCACCTTATGTTTGTGTTGTGTTGAGCCGAAAGTGGCCTTGTCGTTTTGACGTTTTCCAAGCTACAGAAAAGCGATTTCGATGTCAACAACTTTTAGTGCGCAATTAATCCTGAGCGCATTATGCACGTGTTAACAGGCACGAAAAAAGCGAGGAACAGCTCTATACAGTGGTTTATACAGTGCTGTACAAATCAACAGTCAAGGTGTGTGTGCGGTGATGGTATCACTGTGCGTGATAAAACTAGGAAGGGATATAATATAAATATTATAAAATCTGCTAAGTGCTTGAAAGTCTTGGAAGAGTTTTTGAAGAATCTAAAGATTCTAAGACATCTTCAAAGTCTCCCTAGTTAGTAAACTAGAGCTGTGGCTTTGAAGGCTTTGAAGACTTTAAAAGTCTTGTAACATGCGCAGGAGGAGATAGATTTTGGAGGCTATTAAGACTTTTAAAGTCTTTCGTGCGAGGGGGGGCGGGCAGGTGGCCATGGGGGGTACCCACTATATATATACAATCTTATACATTTTGGGAAGAGATTGGTTGTATACCAGATAGCTCTGCAGCTTCAAAGCCCTTCAAAGCCGGGATACAGATACACAAGATGGACATGGATATAATGGCTATAGAACCCGGGGGGTCTTAATATCCATTATAGGGTTGAAATAGACTTTTGTCAAGAACTTTCTTCAAAATAATGAAAATAAACATTGACAAAACCTCAAATCAACCCTATAATAGAATATATATAATCAAAAAGAATAAGTAATGGCCGCTAAAGAACTAACAACCAAGCAAGAATCTTTCTTACATCATCTCATGGAATGTCATGGCGATGTACGTAAAGCAGCATCCTTAGCAGGCTACAGCGATTCTAGTTACCCAGCAGTAGTAAAGGCCCTAAAAACTGAGATACTAGACCTAGCTGCAAACATACTAGCACAGAGCGCACCCAAAGCAGCCCTAAAGCTAATAGACATCATGGACAGTGCAGAACCAATACCCCAAGCTAACATGCGTATACAAGCAGCACAGACCATCCTAGACCGCGTAGGCTTAGGCAAGACAGACAGAGTTGACATAACAGTCAACGGAGGTGGTGGTTTATTCATACTGCCCGCAAAACAAGAAACAATAATAGAAGGCTCCTATGAGGAGATCTAGTAGTACTATTCCTTTTGGTTACAGGCTAGATGTGAACAATACGCAGTTGTTGACACCTGTGCCCGAAGAACTAGAAGCACTAGACAAAGTCCTACCAATGATCAGAGACAGTGTGTTGTCTTTGCGCGAAGGCGCTATGTGGCTAGAACACACTACAGGTAGACCGCTGTCCCACATGGGCCTAAAGAAAATAGCTGCTAAACGCACATGAACGATTGGGAACTAAACCCCGGAAATTACGTCCAAGACGAAAGCGGAGAGTTCATACTCAAAGTAGACGGAACCCCGCGTAAGAAATCAGGTAGAGCAAAAGGATCTAAAGGACGTGGTTATAATTACCATTCTGAGACTAAAGCAAAGCTGGCAGCAAAGAAAGCTGTGCGCGAAAAGCAAAAGAAACTAAAAGCAGCACAGTCCAAAGTAGAGAACTACAAGAAGTCCATAAGCAATACTAAAAAGACTTTAGAAAAACTAGATGCCAAAGGTGCCGCAAGTACCGGAAATCTTTTAGAAGCCCCAGAACTTAATAGCTTGCCCAAAGCTTTAGCACAAGAAGCTGAACAAGAAATCATCTTCAGAGCCAACGAAGGCCCACAAGAAGACTTCCTTGCAGCAAGCGAAACAGACGTTCTGTACGGTGGTGCAGCTGGTGGTGGCAAGTCCTACGCTATGCTCGTAGACCCGCTTAGACACGCTCACAGGGCTGCTCACAGGGGCCTAATTCTTAGACGCTCTATGCCAGAGCTGCGAGAACTGATCGACAAGAGTCGTGAGTTGTACCCGAAAGCTTTTCCGGGCTGCAAGTACAAAGAAGTAGAAAAGCTTTGGAACTTCCCAAGCGGTGCAAAGATTGAGTTCGGGTTCTTGGAAAGAGACGCAGACGTATACCGTTACCAAGGACAAGCATATAGCTGGATAGGCTTTGATGAGATTACTCACTTACCTACAGAGTTTTCTTGGAATTACTTGGCTTCGCGCTTAAGAACCACAGACCCCGAAATAACGCCGTACATGCGTTGTACAGCGAATCCGGGTGGAACAGGGGCTACATGGGTAAAGAAGCGTTACATTGATCCTGCGCCTTCCTATGAGCCTTTTAAGGGTGCTGACGGCTTAACGCGAAAGTTTATACCTGCCAGACTACAAGATAATCCGTACTTGGCCACAGATGGCCGATACGAAATGATGCTAAAAGCTTTGCCGCCAACACAGCGCCAACAGCTCTTAGACGGCAACTGGGATGTTGCAGAGGGCGCAGCCTTCACAGAGTTTAACCCGCTGGATCATGTCATTACGCCATTTGACATTCCGCTCCACTGGGAAAAAATAAAAGGGATTGACTATGGGTATGCTTCCGAAAGCGCTTGCGTTTGGGGAACAGTAGATCCCAGTGACGGAACACTAATTATTTATAGGGAACTGTACATGAAAGGTCTGACAGGTGTTGACTTAGCAGCAATGCTAACCAACATGGAGTTAGGCGATCCGATGTCAGTTCCCGGAGTTCTTGATACTGCGTGTTGGTCGCGCACAGGAACTATAGGCCCAACAGTCGGGGAAACTCTTCAAAGAGCTGGACACAAACTAAGAAGAGCAGACAAAAACCGAATACAAGGCAAGATACAAATCCACGAATACTTGAAGTTGCAGCAAAGCGGTAGGCCACGATTACAAATTTTTAATACATGCCCGAACCTGATACGCGAACTTCAAAGTATTCCTCTGGATAAATCCAACCCAGAAGACGTTAACACAAATGCACCGGATCACGCATACGATGCCTTACGTTATCTGATAATGTCAAGACCTCGTATTATGGATACGATGAGTCGAATGAGACAACTACAACGCGAAACAGTCTACGCTCCTGTGGATTCTGTTTTCGGTTATTAAAGGATAAAGTATTAAATGGCAGACAATGAAAATAGTTTACTAGACAACTCTGATTATCTGTACTTTGCTCCTGTGGAAAACGAAGACGGAATGCAGCTCAATTTTGAAGAAGATGTGCGCAATCGTTTTGTAGCTATTGTTGAAGAGCGGTTTTCAAGCGCTGAGCGTTCCAGAGAGTATGACGAAAGACGTTGGCTTCAGGCGTACCACAACTTTCGTGGCGTATACCCAAAGAATGTCAAGTTCCGCGAATCAGAAAAATCAAAAGTCTTTGTAAAAGTAACAAAGACAAAAGTGCTTGCAGCATACGGCCAATTGGTAGATGTGCTGTTTGGTACTGGTGATTTTCCAATTGGCGTAACAGAAACCAAAGTGACAGAAGGCGTTGCGCAATACAGCCATTTAAATACAACTTCTCCGGGTTTAGAAACAAGCACACAAAAAACAGAACCAGAAAAGAAAGAAAAGCCAGTCAGTCCATTTGATGTTGGCTACGTAGGAGACGGAAAGACTCTTAAGCCCGGAGCTACTTTTGCTAAAGGTAATAACTTCCTTGAAGAAGCTATTAAAGAAGCTAACTTAGAATTTGTTGAAGGCCCGTCACCAGACCCAGCAGTTCCTGAAAAGACACCTGCTAAAGACGCAGCCCGTGAAATGCAAAAGCTTATTCACGATCAGCTTGATGAATCTAATGGCGGCGGAGAACTACGTAACGCTTTGTTTGAAGCAGCACTATTTGGCACTGGCATTGTTAAAGGCCCATTTAATTTCAATAAGACTTTAAAT